TTTGTCGAAAAAAGGTATAAAAAAATACCCCTAGTTTCATCACTGATCAGGTGATTACTTCTAGGGGCGATATTATGCCTCATGGCCGGCGAGCTTACAGTTCGCTTAAACGTCAATTCGGTTACATGAGTATACAGCGTATTTCTACCTGCCCCTATATTATCGGATGTGGAATAAAAAATTGCAAGAATGTAAAATGATTAGCTTGCTATCATACTTAAATTATTCTGGTCCTCTCGTTCGCTCCACTTAATAACATGAATGCCATAGTTTTGTGCAGCTACTAGTTCCTCCTCATTGATTTTCTTTTCATCATTAACGATTAAGATACACTGGGAGTCTCTTCTTGCTCCTATAGTATCAGAGCAAGAGAAAATACTGCTGGTAAAATTGGCCTTATTCGGTGTACTAATCACATTGCAAACTCGTTCCGGATGAGTCTTGGTTCGGCTCCACATATAGTCAAAAGTATGCGGATAACTGGATTTGCCAGTAAATGAGACATTCTTTGAAGCAAAGATTTCTTTTTCCCGGAAAAAATCATCCACATCCTCATGAAAATAGGTCTGTACTTTGCTTTGTGATGTGAGATACATATCCCCAATCCGGAGCATTGCCTGGGTGAACTGCATTTTTCCAAGTGCAAAGTTTTTCACGCTTGTTTTGTAAGTAAGCTCTGATTTATCCAGTCTGACCCCAAACTGCGTAGCAATCTGCTCTATTTGAGACATTCTTTTATCACTTAGCTTTATTCCACTCATTTCTAAAGTGCTGAGTGTCCATGAATCATCAGTGAAGAATAAATGGCCATTTTCTTCTTTTACATAAAACTGTATATAGTCATTTGACGAGTCTAAGAAAGGCGTAACAAGTTCATAGTAGCCGTTTGATAAGGGAGAGAAACGGATTTCCTGTTTCAGCCATTTAAGATATTCGTCTATGCGTTTTTCTATATCCATACAGCTCCTCCTATTCTAAAATCATATATTTTTGCTCCCGTACTTGTGGCGGATGAATCAAGTTTATTTTCTTGAAGTAAAGTAAACTGTTTTCTACAAAGTTGACGGAATCAATGTTTTCGGCCGGAAATGCAAATGATCTATTGTATTCTTCGGTATAAATGTGCCAGTGAGAGCCTAAAATCTTTTGTCCGTCCGGATTAAGATGTACTGAAGCATCATCAACATCTAAGGCCAGTAACGGGACATTATTTCTTTTCACTATAGTCTGAAAGCTGTACTTTCCCTGTTTGATTCTTCCCCTAAAAATCTGAATAGCAAATTCGTCTTTAGTGTGAATTGCCTTGGCGTTAAATACTATTTTCTGCCCTGGATCTGGAAAATATAAATACCGTGTGGCAGTTTCTTTTATCAACTCAAGAAGCTCCTTGGCTTCCTCGGTGCTGAGTATTGGATTCATTTAAGCTCCTTTAAAAAAATACCTGTCTCTCCTATAAGAAAATTTTATATCCCGTACCGATTTAAAACAGAACATTTGTTTGTTATTATATCCCTATCGCTATCTTAGGTTGTGCAGCAGGAGAGGGTTATGAAAGAAGAAATAATTGCTTTACTCAATGGTCTTACAGAAAACGAACTGAGAAGAATCTATATCTTACTTCTGCACTTCGTAGGCGGGCATTAGTCCCGTCTTTTTTCTTGGTCTTTTTCCACAAGTTCCTTTGCAATTTTCTCCAGGAGTTTCCACTCCTCAAGATTAAGGCTGGCCAGCATAGAGACAAAGCGTTTCTTGAAATCCTCCGGCTCGGCGGCCAAAGTGTCCCCCATGAATGCCGAAATCTGTTCTTCCCGGGAGTTTTCCGAGAACATTTCGCCCTCACCGGTGCGGAGCCATGTTTCTGATACGGAAAATGTTTTACAGATTAAGGAGATAGCAGAAGCACTTGGGTCTGTTCTTCCTGTTTCATAGCCAGCTATATTATTTCTACTTACTTTTAGCACATCTGCAAACTCTTGTTGAGTTAGGCCTTTCGCCTGTCTAATTTCTTTAATTCTATCCCTAATTTCCATAACCTCACCTTCTTTCTAGCCACGAGTATATAAGAGGAGCAAACAAACGTCAAGGAAAAATGTTTGTATTAAACAAAAAGTAGTTGACATTTGTTTGTTACGACATTATTATGTGTTTGTAATTCACAATGAAATATTTGAAATCCACATAAGGAAGAAGGTGATAGCAAAAATGGATTCTACAGTTTCGGCAACAGAGAAGGACTTACTGAAAACATTTAAAGAAATCCTCCCCAAAATGAGTAGTGATAGCAAAGCCTATCTACTGGGATATGGGGAAGGATACAAAAAGAAAGCAGAGGAAACCGAAAAGGAACAGGAGGAAAAGAATGACGATTAGTGCGCATAGGGAACTGCTCCAGAAGGCACGCCTCATAGGTAAAGAGCATATAGAGTTCCTCGATTCAGAAGGGAAGCTGGGCAGCAGTGCTATAGAGGAGTTGCTTCGCTTTGAGAAAGAAGAGCGTTCCGGCACACCGGATTTTATGCAAGCCGAGGCCTTACTGCTTCATTACCTATCAGATGTGCTTCTGGAAGCAGTAAGCAGGAGAGAGAAGGGAACTAGGCGAAAGGAGGAAGAGAATTGAATAAGGAGTATTTAGAGGAAAATGTCAAAGGATTAAAGTTTTGCAACAAGATGATGGCATGGGCACATGTGAAGTACCTTAAAACAAAGGGGCAGCAGGGCATAAATGCACTTCATGTGCTCATTGACTTAGAGAAAGAGAATTTAGAAAAAGCAAAAGGCTCTAAGGAGATTGAGGAGATTGTGTTGTCTGAAATACTGATGCTTCAAGGTTTGGCCAGGGAACTAAGAGAGGAATTAGATAAGCTGGCCAACGGAAAGGAAAATGAATCATGGCTGCATTCAAAATAAGGGCAACTATAGAGCTGGACTTTAAAGTATCAGGGATTTTCTATATGTCGGATGCAGTGAGAATGGTTGAAGAGGAAATCCGTGATATGGCCAGAAGTTCCGGAAATACAGAAGGATGGCAAACCATAGGTACAGAAGTGGAGATTGTTCGGGATCAGACACCTGAAAAGAAAAAGGGAGTTACCGCCCACCACGACAGGTAACCCCGAGAACAAAACAAATAATTTAGTTCGTGCCCAGTATAGCACGGACAACTATAGGAGGTAAATATGAAAATAGTAAGGCTAAATAAGAGCGTTCCGGTTACTTTCACGGTAAGGCTTACGGAAGGACTGAAGGAAGCGCTTGGAAAAGAATCGGCCAAGACAGGAATAAGCATGAACGGACTGATTATTCAATATCTGGAAGATGGACTTCGCCATGCTCAGATTCATAGGACTGAATATAGGAATCCAAGATAAATTCAATCTCTTTATTCATTGACCGATGTTCGAGAGCTGCGATTGCATGTATTTTCAGAAACATTTCATCAGGTAAACGCAACATGGTTGGACGCTTATTTGTAGCCATAACAACCTCCTTTGGTTTCTATATGAAGCCATAGATCTGCTACTCGGTAGCTGGAAGATGAATTTCGCCGCACTCTGATTCATAGGAACGGATAGCAGCTTTTAGTTGGTACTCAATTTCCTTGTTTACAGAACGCCCTGATTCATTGGCAATGAACTTAATTTTATCCATCACTTCCTTGTCAATACGTAATGGATAAGGGTTAGCTTGAATGGCCATAAGGTTTCCTCCTTTGTTTTGAAAGATATCAATATTGTAGCTAAATGACTTCTTTTTGCAAGAATTCAAAAAGATATCAAAAAGAGTTTACAATACACAAGACTCATGCTAGATTAAGGATAGATACTATTTAGATATCAATAAAGGGGAGAAAAATGCAAATAATGACAATAAGAGTTCCGCAGGAACTACAGAAAAAGCTGTCCGAGGAAGCAAAGAAAAGAGGACAAACAAGAAATGGTCTGGTTTTACAAATATTATGGGGATTTTTGGAGAAAGGAGAGAAATGGCATGAAAGAAGTATCCATCAAGAATGAAAGCGCTGTTTAAAAAGCTAAAGGGATTTATCACCGAGCAAGATAGGTAATCTTAGAACAAAACATCTGGAATAGGGAGCAAGGCTGCAGCAGGCCAAAGAAAGGAAAAAGAAAATGGAAGAACATAGAAATTACAAGATAAGCATTGAAGATTGGACGGAAACGAGAGAATTTTCCACACTTTTTGAAGCGCTTCATGAAGCAGAAAGGGAAGCTAAAGAAAGAAAGCTTAATGCTGATATTTCCATAAGCATCAAGCTTTTTAAGAGTAAGGTTAGTTTTAGATAGTTTCTAAATACGAAATTTTCTCAGTTAGTACATAAACGGTTTTATCACCATAAAAGCAATAACTTTGACAGGGTAAAAATTCAAAACTCTTCTCGGTGGTTCCTATCTTTGTATATTCACGCATATTCATATCTTTGATTTGTGCTATTTGATAGATGTTTTGAATTTCAACACTGTTACCGTCTGTTAAATGAATCTTTATATTCATTTTCTTATCCTCCTTTCTTGATATTCAGCTACGGCAATAGCTGTATATCGACTATAGGGTAAAAGGAAAGAAAAGAACAATAAAAAGATTTAATGGATGAAGACCTGGCAGAAAGGGGATAGATGTGAATCCAATATCATCAGTGGAACTTGCGGAGCTTCTGAATCTCACACCGGAAGACTACAGAAAAAGGTTTAGGAATAACAAGTTAACAATGGGGAAAATCTCTATAGTGGCAAATTATATGGGGCTTAGTAATGAAGGCGCAGTCAATATGTTCTTTCCATGCCTGCCATGGAAGAGGATAAGGCTTAAAGAGAAAGGAGATAACTTATGCCAAGACACCGAATCAACAGAAAACAAGGCGAAGATATAAAGAAGTTTATTGACATTGGCAAAGCAAAACAAGGGATTAAGCAGAGTGCGGTAGCAAGGTACTTATGCGTATCAGAAAAGACTATCAGTCTCAGGAAAGCAGATGGTAATTGGCAGCTTAAGGATTTCGCGCAGATCTGCAAGTATTTCCATGCTACAGATGAAGAGATTGTTAGCATGGTAAGAAGCTATTTTCCGTCTCCGGTGCTGGATATCCGGCAGAAAAATGCGTAGGAGGGGAAATGAAAATCAAAATCGTAAAACTGCTATCCGGCATTAACCTGGTATTCCTTATGGCCGTAGTCTCCGCCCTTGATACAGAGACGATAGGAGCGGATGCGTTTTCTGCCTGTATGTTGCTTAGTATTGCGCTCGGAGTAGTGCTCATGCATATCCTGGAGCACCTGAAAAGGAAAGAAAGGAGACAGCGTGAAAATGCAAGAAGAAACAAACCATTTGTACGAACTTGCGAAAAAAGAAGAAAAAGAGCTTAAAGAAAAACTCATGGAGGAGTTTAAGAGCATAGGAAAGCCGGAAATGTGGAACGAAGTGCAGCAGTACGCTATAGATTTCCTATTACGGACAACATGGGAGAGGCTAAAAGGATTATAGCCGGGAGGACAGCATGAGAAAGCTTGAAGTGGGAATACTTGGGCTATCAGTAACACTTTTGTTTATTACAGGATACTGCATTTGTAAATCCCTTTGTATAGGTCCAATAGGGGATATGTACAGACAGGCCAGTATGGCTATGACGGTATTACAGATTTTTGTAACCATTGGAATGTTTATCGTATGCGGTACGGAATAGGAATAAGGAGCGTAAATGAAAGCTAGAGGAAGGGTAACCGGGCTGGAGATTCCATTCAGGGCTGAATATCCTATTATCTCCTTCGAGATTCAGGCCAGTCCTGAGGACTTAGAGAAGTATAAGAATAAAGACCTGGATATTAGTTTTGTCCAACACCGTGCACGCAGAAGCCTCGATGCAAATGCCTGTTTATGGGCTTGCCTTGGAGACATTGCCAAAGCAATTAATCAGGATAATTGGAGCGTGTATCTACTCATGCTTGAAAGATATGGGAAATTCACTCACATACTGGTTAAACCTGAAGTAGTTGAAGCTGTTCGTCTGCAATGGAGAGAAACAAAGATAGTCGGAGAAACACAGGTAGATGGAAAGCCTATGGTACAAATGCTCTGCTTCTTTGGATCCAGCACTTACGATAGCGCAGAGTTTTCCAGACTTCTCAATGGAGTAATTTCAGAAATGCAAGATATGCATTTAGAGGTACCGGCTTCTGCGGAGATGAAGGCAATACTTGCCTCGTTGGAGAAGAAAGAATGATACCGGGCTTTTATAAGAAGGCCAGAGAATAGAGTTATACGGAACTTAAGGAGAAAAAGAGGTTAAGTCATGGCAGTTACATCAATAGATAAAGAATCTTATATGCTTTATAGAGGCTGGAATCCACTGTTTGAGAATTTGCCGAAGGAACAGCTTGGCGAGTTGTTTTATGCTATTTGCTGTTATCAAAGCGGAAAAGAATACACCATTGAGAACCCTTTGATTAAGGGAGTTTTTGAGATGGTATTAATGCAGTTCAAAAAAGATGAAGAAAAATATATATCTAACTGCGAAGCAAAGGCTAAAAATGGGAAAAAGGGTGCTGAAAGCAGATGGCAAGACGATAACAATACTACTTCTGAAAATGGCAAAAATGGCAAGTGCCATTCCGAAGATGGCAAAAATGGCAAGTGCTATTTTAGCCATAACGAAGAAAAAACGGAGATGGCAAAAATGGCTATAGAGGAAGAGGATAAGGAAGAGGATAAGGAAGAGGAAGAGGTAGAGGAGGTACCTACGGTACCAAAAAAGAGAGAGGCGCGTAAACGCTTCTCTCCTCCCTCCGCTGCCGAGGTAAGGGAGTATTGCCGGGAAAGGGAAAATGCTGTAGATGCGGAGTCCTTTGTGGATTTTTATGCTGCTAAAGGCTGGAAAGTGGGGAATGCGCCTATGAAGGACTGGAAGGCAGCAGTCCGAACGTGGGAAAAGCGAGAAAGTCGTGCAGCGCCTAGGCGCGGTGCTTTTGATGCAAATGATTATCTGCTTGGGATTATCGGGGAAGAAGGTGCATGATGACGAAGGCGGAGATTGCAAAGCTGATTTATGTCGTAAAGGCCACATACCCCAATAGCTTTTCCCGGTATACAACACAGGATCTTGATAACATGATTTCTGCCTGGTTGTCCGTGCTAACGGATTATACATACGAGCAAGGCTCTGCCGGATTAAAGGTGTACTTGTCCAGCGATACAAAGGGATTTCCACCATGCCCGGGGCAGATAGTGGATAACATCTTGAAACTGAGTAAGCCCAAGATAGCGGAGATGACCGGGGCTGAAGCATGGGCTATTGTGCGTAAAGCAATCCGGAATGGATATTATGGTGCAGAGGAGGAGTTTGAGAAATTGCCTCCGGCTTGTCAAAGAGCAATAGGGAGCCCTACAAGCCTAAGGGAACTGGCGCAAATAGACACGGAAACTGTGGAGACCGTAGAGCAGTCGCATTTTATCCGGGCATACAATACGCAGCTGGAAAGGGAGCGAGAGGACGCAAAGATTCCGAGCTCTGTCCGTGCATTGATAGGCACTTTGGGAGAAGCTACGGCGTACCTGGAGGATAAGGTGCAATGAAAAGCATAATACCCGGAGACGATTCAGAGAAATGCTTTATATGCCGGAGATACGGTCCAGAGCATGTCCACCATTGTCTGCATGGCTGCTACAGGAAGCTTGCGGATAAATACGGACTGACAGTGCATTTGTGCGTGTCTTGCCACATGCTATTGCATGACAAGGGGAGATATGACAGGGAACTGGAGGCAATAGCGCAAGAGGCGTTTGAAGAAAAATACAGCCATGAGGAATTCATGAAGCTGTTTGGGAAGAACTGGAGGTAGAAGAATGAACAAGATTATTTTGCTGGGGAGACTGACAAGGGATCCGGAAGTTAGATATACGCAGGGGAATGAGCCAATGGCGGTCGCAAGATATAGTCTTGCTGTAGATCGCCAAGGCAAGAAGGACGAGAACAAGCAGAATGCAGATTTTATATCCTGTGTGGCCTTTGGAAAGCGTGGAGAGTTCGCAGAGAAGTATCTTCACAAGGGAACGAAGATTGTCGTGTGCGGTAGATTACAGACTGGAAGCTATACCGCTCAGGACGGAACCAAGAGATATACCACGGACGTAGTAGTGGATGAGCATTACTTCTGTGAAAGCAAGGGGGCTACAAGTGAGGCAACGGCCACAGACGAAGATGGATTTATGAATGTCCCGGATGGTGTGGAAGATGACGGACTGCCTTTTAACTAATTAGGCAGCAGGGAGCCAACAGCATCCACGAAGCAGAAAAAGGGGCATAAGCCTATAGAAAAGGGGAAGATTTATGCAATGGATAAGAAATGGGAAGAAATACGATACAGAAACGGCGGAGTTGATATGGCAAGACTATAAGTCTGTTAGAGTTCCCTTAAATGAAGCAAGCAAGTCGATAGTACGCAAGTTTTACGAGAAAAGAAGCGGAGAATGCTTCGTGGTTGTAGAAACAAAAAGAAGTAGCTTTGGAAGTGAATGGGACGAAAAAGACCCGGAAATTATTACATTCACCAAAGAAGAAGCAAGGAAATTTGCAGAAGAGAATCTTCCTGTCGAAGGGTACGAAAGAGCTTTCGGCAAAGTAGAGGAATAAATGATGGTGGAGGTGATTATGAAAAGCTATCAAGAATTTAAGGACTATTTGAAACAGAGAACTGATACTTCCAACAATGATTTCCGTAGAAGGTGCCTTGTGGAGTGCCTGGATGATTATATGGACGAGCTTTTAGACCGCAGAAATATCCACGAATCAGACAGTGAAGAGTACAGGAAACTTGAAAAACGAAGGGTAGAACTTAGCAAGCTAATTGAGATTATAAGTGAGGAAAGACGACTGGCGAAGCTATATAAAATGCTTTGATGAGGAAATGAGGCAAATCATGGATATTAAAGAAAAAGAGGAGCTGATAAGGTTACTATCAAAATATCAAGAGGAAACTATGGAAAAAGTAAAGAAGTGGGGGAGTTTAGCAAGCTGTCCTTTTATCGAAAAGATGAACACTATTGCAAAAGTTGGTTGCTATCTATCGTTAGAAATTGCAGAGAGCATGAAGCGGTAGAAAGATGTGAGTGAGAATTGGACTGTGCAGCAGTCTAAAAGATGTATTGGACTATGTTGAGGGGTAAAGCATAGATCATACTATGCAGCAGGTTGGAGAACGATTTGTACTATGCGGTAGACTGAAATGATTCACCCTATGCAGCAGGCCAAGAAAAAGTAAGTTTGAGTAATACTGAGATACAATATCTTCGGAGGAGCCGGATGACAAAGGAACAATTAAAACAATATAAGGAATGGAAAGGAAATATCTGTGTCCTTGAGAAAGAAATCTCTAATATGGGAGGAGAGGTGGTTCATGACTTCGGCCATGATTATTCAAAAGGATTTAAAAGAGTGGTGCACCTGGATGGATTTAATCAAGAACTATATGATAAGAGAATAAGTAAGCTTTCTGAACTTAAAGAAAAGATAAAAAAAACAGAAAGCTGGATTGAGTCTATAGAGGATGACAGGTTGCGCTTTGTTATCCGGAGCAGATATACGGAGGGGAGAGCTTGGAGGTGGATTGCGAAAAAGCTGGCCAATGTATCAGAGGACTATGTGCGGATTATGATACATGATAAGTTCTTTGATAAGGGCAAAAAATAATTCGGAAAATTCGTTTTATTCGGAAAATTCGTTTTATACTAATAATGGACAAGGTGTCGGGATGCATTTTGCCATGAAAGATTGAACTCCTTTGAAACTTGGAGTCACTGCAAAGTGGCTCCTTTTTTGTTACCCGGAAAGGCCTATGAAAAAATTATGCCCTATATGCGGAAAACTCCATGACTTAGGTGAGACATGTAAACCATACGTTAGGAGTGCTGACGCACTGACAGAACAGAGAAGCTTTAGAAACTCTACAGCATGGAAGAAGAAGCGAGAAGAAATCAAGGAGAGAGATAAGTATCTTTGTTTGTATTGTCTTATGGTGGAGAAGAACTTGGCCAGAGAAAACTTGGAAGTTCATCACATTGTAAAGATTAAGTACAACAAAGAAGGGCGCCTGTCCAATGATAATCTGGTGACTCTTTGTAGATATCATCATGAGCAGGCAGAGAAAAATATAATCAGCAAAGAAGAACTGTTTGCATTAGTTGATAAGGTGGAGCGTGGTGGAGGGATACCCCCCTGGGGTCAAAACGATAACAATTATTAAAAATTAAGCACCGACGCCCCACCTTTCTTCACAAAGATTATTTTTTTAGGGGGATTTTGTGGAAATAGGATAGGATTCAGGATATAATAACTATTAAAAAATAACTAAATAGTGCTGAAAGCGAGGAATTAAAATGAAATTCTACCAAAAAGCATGGTTTTTGTATCTGTGTCTGTTCCTTATACCGCCTGTGGGGATTATATTGCTGTGGATTGTTCATAAGGACATGAATAAAACGAAAAAAATAATCCTTACGGTCGTATTCTGCATTTGGACGGCTATTGCATTAGTTCTTGGAGGAGGCAATCGACAAACTTCTGATACGGTTACTGCCTCCCAAGCCGAATCAGAATCAGAGTCATTTGGCCAAGAAGAAAAGGCCGAAGATAATGGAAAGGTGCCAACAGAAGTAGACATATCCTGTAGAGCATTAGCGAACATCTTTATTTCGAAGGTTGTGAAAGAAAAGTTTCACTTTACACGTTTTAGTATTACCAATTTTTCTTTGGATGAGAGCGGTGATGGTACTATTGAAGCGCTATATTTTCCGGAAAATGCTGGAATGGAAGGGAGTACAAAAGTCAATTTTACATTCAGCAAGATTGGAAAGAGATATACTATAACTTATGCCCTGCTTGCAGGTAGCTATGAAGTGGATCTGGATGCAATAATTCCGGAATATAAAAGTATTGATGGTTAGATTGTTTTAAAA